TTGATGGTTATAAATTATTAAAAAAAGAAATTAAATGGCAGAAGCGAATTTAAATCTACGAGTAGATACTACACAAGCACAGAAAAATTTAGAACTTGTTACAGATAAAGTAATTGATCAAGAAGCACAAATAGCTAAATTAAGAATATCATTAGTAGAAGCAGAACAGGATTTAGCTAATTTTAATTTTAAAGGTTTTCAAGGTCAATTAACGCTTGAAAAACAAATTGATAAAACAAAACAACAAATAGCAAAACAAAAAGAAGAACTACGCTTACTGAAAGTAGAACAAAAAGCAGAAGCAAGAGTATTAAGAAATGCAAACAAAGTAAGGACTGCAGGTACAATTAAAGCAGCACAATTTAACGAAACCTTATTAAAAAACAGAGACATTACAAGTGGTCTTAATAAACTAACAGGTGGTTATTCATTACAAATACAATCGTTAGGTAAAACATTTTTAAGTTTAGGACGTGGTATAAAAATAGCTGCTGGTAGTTTATCAATATTTTCAAAAGCATTAATAGCAACAGGAATAGGTGCTATCGTTGTTGCAGTAGGTTTATTGGCTGCCAATTTCGATAAAGTAACCAAAGCGTTAGGTGGCGTTACAAAAGAGCAGGAGAAACTATTAAATGATGCTAAAGAGCTTGTTACAGCACAAGAAGATCAGTTTAAAAATTTAACTAGTACAGAAGAAACATTAAAAAGGCAAGGTAAAACAGAAAAAGAAATAAGAGATCTTAAAATACAACAAACTAACGAAACGATTACAGCATTAGAAGCACAGCTAACACAACAAAAAACTATAAAAGATGAGCAATTAAATATAGCAAATAGAAATAAAGCAATACTAAAAGGTATATTACAGTTTGTCTCAGCACCTTTGATGTTAGTTTTAAAAGGTATAGATAAAGCTGTACAATTTTTCGGAGGAGAAAGCAACCTTGCTGATGGATTTACAGAATCAGTAGCAGGTTTAATTTTTGATCCAGACAAAATAGCAGAAGAAGCAGACAAAGGTATAGAAGAAACAGTTAAAAAATTAAGAGAATTAAAAAACAGGCGTGATGGTTTTTTAAACCAAGAGAAAGCAGAAGAAGATGCTGAAACTGAAAAAGCAAATCAGAAAATGCTTAAAGATATAAAAGAAGCAGTAGACAATGAAGCAAAAAGACAAGAAAGCATAGAAGCAGTTAGAGAAAAATATAAAAAACTAAATCAAGATAGAGAAGATTTAACCTTTCAACAAAAGGCAGAAAGACAAAGAAAAAGAGCTTTGGCTGAATTAAAACTTTTAGATGCAACAGAAGATCAAAAAGCAGAATTAATTAAATACTATCAAGGGGTTGTATCAGATGCTATCGTACAAGATGAACAATTAAGGGCAGATAAAATAAAAGAGGTAGAAGAACAAAAAAGAGCAATAAGAGAAAAAACATTTAATACAGCAGTACAACTTGCAGGCGAAGATAGTAGACTTGGTAAAGCAATATTAGTGGCAAAAACAATATTAGCTGCTAAAGAAAATTTACAGGAAGTAAAAAAGACATTAATAAAAGCAAAACAAGCATCAATTGAAGCAACAGTTGATGGAGCAAAAGCAGGTAGTGCAGTAGCTCAGGGATCTGCAGAAACTTTAAAAGTAGGTTTTCCACAAAACATTCCATTAATAATTGCATATGCAGCACAAGCAGTAGGGATTATTTCAGCAGTAAAAGCAGCAGTAAGTAAAACAAAATCTGTTGCAGCAAGTGCAGGTGCCAGTGGTGGTGGTGGATCAGTTGGTATTGATGTACCACAAATACAAACAGCAGCACCATCGTTTAATATTGTAGGTTCAGCCCCAGAGAATCAGTTAGCACAGACAATATCAGCACAAACAGGTAAACCAATAAGAACATATGTAGTTGCAGGAGATGTAACAACTGCTCAAGGGCTTGAAAGAAATATTGTAGAGGAAAGTAGTTTAGGATAGCAAATAATAAAAATAAAAATGTTATATAATTATGAAAATAGTAGAGTTAGTAATAGATGAACTTGATGAATTAGCAGGTATTGAAGCAATATCTGTTGTAGAAAACCCAGCAATAGAAGAAGATTTTATTGCATTAAAAAATCAAGAAGAAATAAAATTAGCAGAGTTAGACAAAGAAAAAAAGATTTTATTAGGTCCATTACTAATACCAAATAAACCTATATTTAGAAAAAGTGGCGATGATGAATACTATATATATTTTTCACGTGAAACAGTACGAAAAGCATCAGAAGGTTTTTTAATGAAAGGGAATCAAAGCAAATCTACATTAGAACATCAGCATAGTATTAAAGGTTTAACACTTGTAGAAAGTTGGTTAGTAGAAGATAAAGTACACGATAAATCAAGAAAGTATGGTATGGATGTTCCTGTTGGTACTTGGATGGGTGCTATAAAAGTAAACAATGATGAGGTATGGAACGAGTATGTAAAAACAGGTAAGGTAAAAGGGTTTTCAGTAGAGGGTTATTTTGCTGATAAAATGGAAAGACCGAAAGACAAAACCATAGAAGATCTAAAAGAACAAGAAAGTGAAGAAATGCTTGAAGCAGTTAGAAAATTATTTAGTGAAAAAATAACACTCGAAAGTTATAACGACTATCCACAAGCAGTAATTAATAATGCAAAAAGAGGTATTGAACTAAATAAAAAAGTAAATAATAAATGTGCCACTTTGGTAGGAAAAAATCGTGCAAGACAATTAGTAGCAAAAGAAAAATTAAGTGTATCAACAATTAAAAGGCTTTACAGTTATTTAAGTAGAGCAGAAACATATTACGATCCAAAAGACAACGAAGCCTGTGGTACTATATCATTTTTATTATGGGGTGGTAAATCAGCTAAAAGCTGGGCAGAAAGTAAATTAAAAAGTTTAGGCGAGTTAAAGTTATATAGCGAAAAAGTAAATGATGATTATGCTATTATATTAGATCGCTTAGCATATGCAAGTGAAGATATGGCTAAAAAAATTGCAAAAGATATAGGCTGCGATGGAATACACGAACACGAATTTGAAGGACAAACTTGGTATATGCCCTGTGAAAAACACGCCCTAACAGAAGAAGAATTTAGAAAATATAAATGCCCAGAGGGTTATGTAAAAGACTATCAAAAACACAAGTGTGTAAAAAAAGATAAAATGGCAAAAGTAGGTCCACGTGGGGGTATTGTAAAAAGCCCAAAAGCTCCGGGCAGTAGAAAAAATACTAATCCGAAAGGTCAAGGCACAGCAAGAGGTTCAGCAAAAGGTAGAACAGGTGCAAAGGTAACTGCAAAAGACAGAGAAGCATTACAAAAAAAGGTAGATAATTTTAATAAGCGTTACAAAGATAAATTAGGATATGGTGTAACTATTGGTCAATTATCTGCAGTTTTTCAAAGAGGATTAGGTGCTTTTAATACAAGTAGTAGTCCAAGAGTTAGAAGTGCTTCACAATGGGCACACGCGAGAGTAAATGCTTATATGTATCTTGTAAAAAATGGAAGACCACAAAATAAAGCGTATAAACAAGATAATGACCTACTACCAAAAAAACATCCAAAAAGTAGCAAGTAATGTACAAAAACAAAAAAAACTACAGAAATAGATACATAGATCTTTCTTATGGTAAACACGCTAGTCCGAGAGGTGGGCGTAGAGCTTGTTTATGTTGGGATGAAGAAACCTATCGTATTGAATGTTGTGATGGCTCATTAAGAGCGCAAGGTATAGGATCAATAACTGCATAAATTTTCTTAAATGCAAATTAATTTATGCCCTTTGTTATTAGGGTATGAAATCACAAGAATTATTGTCTCAAATTAAAAATTTACTAGGTATGACAGATATACAGCTAGAAAAATTGAATTTAGAAAATGGTACTGTTTTAGAAGCAGAATCGTTTGAATCTGGTAAAGAAGTTTTTATTTTATCAGAAGATGAAAGAATCCCACTACCTGTTGGAGAGTATCAACTTGAAGATGGTAGAGGATTAGAAGTAACTAATGAGGGCGTTATTGCTGATCTTTATGAACACAAAGATGATGAAGAAAAAGATGAAAAAAAAGATAAAGAAGATGACGACAAAATGAAAATGAGATATGTTACAAGAGAGGAGTTTCGTAAAGAAATGGACGATCTTAAAAAACATATTAATGAAATGATGGACCACAAAAGTAAAGAGAAAGAAGAAATGGCTTCACAAGTTGCTACGGAAATTGCAGTAGAGATGAGTAAAACTCCTGCAGTAGAACCTATCAAACATAGCCCAGAAGAAGAAAAGGCTGAGTTTAAATTTAAGTTTGCAGGTCAAAGAAAAAAATCTACTCTAGATAGAGTAATGGAATCAATAATAAATAAAAATTAATATTAATAATTATGGCAGTTTTAACACACGTAAGCGATGATGTAATGAGAATATTTGATGACTATGAATTAGTATCAGCAAGTGCCTCATTAAATTTATCAGACTCTGGAAAAGTATTTAAAATTTCAGGAACAGGATATACTTTGACTTTACCTGCACCAAGTGCTGGGTGGAAAGCAAAGTTTATAGTATCAGGTGCATTTTCAACTGACTTCGTAGTACAATCTCCAGCTAGTAATAGAGACACTATTAATGGTGGAGTAATTGTAAATGGAGCTATCGTTGAAGCAGATGCAGTAGATAGGGTAACATTTGAAGATGATGCAGAAAGCATCGGTGACTTTATTGAAATTCACTCAGACGGCACAAACTATTTCTTATTTGGAAATGGTAACGCTGCTTCTTCAATAACAGTTGGTGAATTATAATAATTAAAATAAAAAAGTAAAAGATATGGCGACTACAACTTCAATAACTACTTCTTATGCAGGCGAGTTTGCAGGCGAATACATTGCAGCAGCATTGCTTAGTGGAGTAACATTATCAAATGGTGGGGTTTCAATCAAACCTAACATCAAATTTAAAGAAGTGATCAAAAAGCTATCAATGAACAGCATTTTAAAAGATGCGTCTTGTGACTTTGATCCAACTTCAAATGTAACATTAACAGAAAGAATCTTACAACCTGAAGAATTTCAGGTAAATTTACAATTATGTAAAAAAGATTTTAGACAAGACTGGGATGCACAATCAATGGGCTTTAGTCAATATGATAATCTACCTAAAAGATTTTCTGATTTCTTAATTGCACAAGTTGCAGCTCT